AGCGCTAGCAGCGCCTGGGCAACAACTTCCAAAAACAAGTCCGCCTGATGCGGACACAACAAAGGCGTCGGCAGACGCCGATAAACCGGCTGTAATAGCCGAACCGGCAGCAACTGCGGCCGAACCATCAGCAGGGAGCGGATAATCGCTCACACGCTACCTGCTAAACCCTAAGGGCCCGAAAGGGCCCTTTCTCATGGCCAAAACGGCCAAAAAGTACAGAACTACTAGACACTGTACTGGCGCAATGGACTATTCCATTCGCCAAAACAAAAAAAAACGCGTATAAAGGGAGACTACATACCGTGGATCGCAGAGGAACAGAATAAATGTCTTCCCAAATCAACGCGTTAAAAAAAATAAATCTGGGCTGCGTACCTGCAGCACTAAAAATCCTAGCAATCGTAATCTTCTTGGCGGTTGCTACCATGGGCTGGTCCGTAACCTCGCTTCAATGCGGGGTCGACGGGGACAGCTCATATGTCAATGTCAACTCAACACCTTCAACAATCTCTCAGAACTCGCGAAACCTGGCAGAACTCTGCTCGTTCGCGCACCAGGAGCAAGACAATGCGACGTAGAAAAATGTCCCGCAGATCTTCTAGAAGGAACTTCAAACGTTCTTCCGGGACTCATCGAAAAAACACCAGGTCTCCAAATCAACGCGGTGGCTACCGTCTTTAAAAATGCCCTGCTATTCGCCTCTTAAAGGCTATAAGGACATAACGACTGGTGGACTGGTCTTCGATAAAAAAAATGCTCACAGCAAAATGGAAGTGGCTTGTGGTCAGTGTCTTGGCTGTCGTGTGGATCACCGCCTCATGTGGTCTATCCGCATCGTCCACGAAGCCGCTATGCACGTCGATCACTTCGGCAATTCGTGGGTTACTCTCACGTACCGAGACCGATCAGCCTGCAACGAAGAGCAACACAAAAACGGACACCACATCGACAAACACCACCAGCTTCAACCTTCCCACGTCTCCGACTTCGTTCGCTCACTACGCCGAGGAAATGCGGATCATAAAATCCGCTATTTCTACTGCGGCGAGTATGGCGACGATAATCAACGACCGCACTATCATATCTGCATCTTCAATCACTCCTTCAACGACCAATATCTCTGGGAGGACAATGAAGGACTTTACACTTACACTTCAGCTGAACTCGAAAAACACTGGCCATGGGGGTTCTCCACCGTGGCCGAACTCAATGTGCGAACGGCTGCTTATACGGCCGGTTACGCACTCAAAAAAATTACTGGCAAAAGAGCCAGAGACCATTATCTACGATGCGACGAGCATGGCGAGGCGTACTGGCTTCTTCCCGAATATATACGGATGTCGACTGGAAACGCTAAAGGAAAGCACCAGGGACTAGGTGCAAGTTTCTATGCAAAATTCAAAACAGACATCTTCCCCTCTGACACATCGCCTGTACCCGGGCACGGAGAATCTCAACTCGTTCCCCGGTACTACCAAAATATTCTGGCCGAACAAGACCCGGCAATGCTCGAGTCGATTAAAAAAGTTCGACAAGAATTCATTACTGCACACGCTGCAGACTTCACACCGGCAAGACTTCGGGACAAATACATCTGTGCAAAAGCTAAAGAAAATCAACTCAAGAGGAATCTCTAACATGAAAGTTCAAATCTACGCAGTCTTCGATACGTGCTCAGGCATCTACGAAAAACCTTTCTTTCATACCGCGGATGACGCGGTCAAGCGTGAATTCCAAGACGTCGCAATGACGGAGGATCACGCAATAAACAAACATCCCGAGCACTACTCTGTATGGAGGCTCGGAAGCTTCGACAATCTAACCGGCGACATTGTCGACGAACAAAACGAATGCCTTTGGCAAGCGGTCGAAGCAATTTCACAATCACAGGTATTAACTGATCAGCGAGAGAAAAAAGCTGGCACAACAACGGAACATAGACCATGAGATCTCAACACAATTTCCAACAAACACCGAGCGTTAATATTCCACGCTCTACGTTCAATCTCTCGCACGGACATAAAACGGCGTTTGACGCCGACGACCTGGTTCCAATCTGTCAACCAATTGACATAATTCCAGGATCTACTTTTAATGTTCAGACATCGTTCTTCATGCGGCTTGCAACTCCGTTGGAGCCGATCCTTGATAACCTACATTTCGATACGTTCGCGTTCTTCGTCGCGTATCGGACAATTTGGGATAATCACGAACGCTTTCACGGCGCTCAGGACGATCCTGGCGACTCAATCTCATACACCATTCCAATAATGTCCGGCTCTAGTGCCGGCAATACATTTCTCGGTAGCTCATGGGACTACTTCGGACTTCCGCCTTTGGCGATCCCGGACGATGTTCCGGTCTCTGCTTTGCCGTTCCGAGCAATGTCAAAAATCTATAACGACTGGTTCCGCTCCGCGACTCTTCAAGATTCGTGGATAGAAAGTAGGGGCAATGGGCCCGATACATTCCATGCGGACTCAGGCGCCGGCCGTCAAAGAAATCGGCCGTTCGTACGCGGAAAGCGTTTCGATTATTTCACCAGCTGTTTGCCCGCCCCGCAGCGTGGCACAGCTGTATCTCTACCGTTAGGTTCTTCTGCCCCCGTCAAAGTTGACGGTGGCACTGGCTTAGAAGTATCTGTCTTAGACTCTGGCGACGTCGGTCGCAAGTTACTTGCAAGCTCAACCAACGTCCAAACTACTGCCACTGCTGGCAGTTTTCCGATGTTCGCCGACTTATCTGCGGCGATTGGCGTTAACGTCAATGACGTTCGCCTGGCATTTGCCACACAACACATACTCGAGCGTGACGCTCGAGCTGGCACTCGTTACGTCGAAGCTCTCAAGGCAAGATGGGGCGTTACCTCACCCGATTTCCGGCTTCAACGCGCGGAATATTTAGGCGGAGGGTCGACCCGAATTAACGTAACACCTGTGCAACAAAACACAGCTTCAACTACTCCAACCGCACCAGCGGCGCAGGACAAACTGGGCAACCTGGCCGGCGTTGGAACTGCAAACGGAACACATTCATGGTCAAAATCGTTCGTAGAACACGGAGTCGTAATCATTCTTGGCAACCTGCGTGGGGATATCACCTACTCGCAGGGAGTCGACCGGTACTGGTCAAAAGCAACGCGTTACGACTTCGTATATCCCGAAATGGCAAACATCGGCGAGCAAGCCGTGCTTAATTCGGAACTGTGGATAACGGGTACGGGTACCCCGGCCACTGATGACTTGGTCTTCGGTTACACAGGCCGTTATGACGAACATCGTTATCTTCAATCTAAACTTACAAATATTATGCGTCCGGCCACTTCTGGTGGCGTTACAACTGTCGGTACGCTGGCGTCCTGGCATCTGTCCGAGGACTTTCCTACATTGCCCGCGCTTGGCGCGAGCTTCATTGAAGCAAATACGGCAATCCCTCTCGATCGCGCAATAGCGATCACAACTGAGCCGCATATGATCGCGGATTTCTATCATCACATTAAAGCTGCACTGCCACTGCCAACGTATGGCGTACCAGGCTTGACTAGACTCTAATGCCGTCAGCACTTGCACCGTTCGCTGGGCCCATTGCCGCCGGTATCGGCGGCATCTTCTCCGCTTTCGGACAATCAAGAGCGAATCGATCTAATGAACGTATCGCGAGAGAAAACAGAGCGTTCCAAGAACGGCTCTCTAACACAGCTATTCAGAGGAGAATGGCAGACCTTAAGAAAGCGGGACTCAATCCTATACTCGCCGGACGCTTCGATGCGTCAACTCCGGCGGGAGCAATGGCGACGATGGGAAATGTTGGCAGAGCAGGCGTTGAAGGCGCCGAAAAAGGCGCCAACACAGCAAAATCTATCTCTCAACGAAAAATGATAGCGGCCCAAACTCAAAACATCGCCGCTGATACTTCGCTAAAAATGGCAACAGCGGAAACGCAACAATCTCTCGATGCTCTCTATCAGGGACAAGCGGCAAATATACATGCCCAACTTCCCACGATAACTACCGGTCAACAAACCGCGATTCATCAACGCGATAAAACACAATTTGAGGCCGAAATAACAAAACTTAAAATACCTGGCGTCCGAACATCCGAAGCATTTTACAGCTGGATTAACGGCGCCGAAGCGGCCGAAATAGCAAAAACCGCCGGCAAAGGCGGCCCACTTATTCTACAAGCGATCCGCGCATGGCTCGCGGTCAACAAAAGGAACTAAAATGTCTCTCCATCTAGCAAAACTTCGCAGCGAATCTAATCGAAAGGATATGACTCGCGAGCAAATACTGGCATTAATGCCAGAAAAAACATACGACGACGGTCGTACAAAACAGTCCTTCAAGGATCAAACAGACATTAATAAAATAATGCAACGGTTCACTGAGACCGGGACCATCTCCCACCTTGCAAAATTCGAAGGCGTCTATGCAGACTTCTCAGACTTCGATTTCCATCTTCAGAGCACGATGCTCGCTAAAGGCGAGACAATATTCGAGGCTCTACCTGCCGAAATCCGACGGGAATTCGGCCAATCTGCGGAAAAATTCTTTGAATTCGTTAATGATCCAGAAAACAAGGATCATCTCCGCGAAAAACTCCCAGCGCTAGCAGCGCCTGGGCAACAACTTCCAAAAACAAGTCCGCCTGATGCGGACACAACAAAGGCGTCGGCAGACGCCGATAAACCGGCTGTAATAGCCGAACCGGCAGCAACTGCGGCCGAACCATCAGCAGGGAGCGGATA